TCAGGAGGCAGCTGTGGCGTAGCTCGCGGAAACCCTCGGGGGAGACGTACCAGCGACGGACGCGGCGACGAGGCGCCTGTCTAGGCACCTTACTGACTTCGCATAATGTATAGCTGGTGTGAAAAAGAATGCGGCTAAGGCGTGACCATCACCGCCATACCGCACGATCAGGAATGCACCCGCTACTGCCGCAGCCGCTTGCGTGAAGCGCGACGCAAGCCGAACCCACTCCCGTTGAACCGCTCCGGGTGGTGCTCGCTCTGCGTTGATTGAGACCAGCCAAAGGCCTGCATCCTCGTTTGCTGCTGTCGCGAGTTCCACGATATGGGCCTCACTCGGCCATGACTTGCCTCTGCGCCACTCGCTGACACTTGCTCGGTGGAGACCAAGCGATTCTGCGCAGGCGTTGTCCGAGTTGAGGTTTTTTGCCTTTTTGTATTTGTCAAGGAGTTCGTTTACAGGGGACATGTCGGGTAGCCTCTTGACGTTTGTCGGGTAATCAGTTTACATACGACCACTGTCGGGTTGTCACCCGACATTCTCAAGGGGCCGCAAATGATCATCCTGTTATTCCTTCTCGCGCTTCTGACAGCCTTCTGGCTGCATCGCGTCGTTGCAACCCTCGCTGCGATGAACGCTCGCCAGCGGGTCATCTGGGCCGGTTGCACGTTTCCACCGATTTTCCCCAAGTTGGCGCCGCCCTCCCTTCGAAATCACTGCGGCCCAGCAGTCGCAGGGCAGGGCGGCGCAACACTTTTGGCGTCGTTCTCATGAGGCGCGTCAAGGGAAGTAGGGCGTTGGTTGCCGAGGTGATCCGCAAAGCGAAGGCTTGCGAGTCCTGCCTGGTCGAAGTCGCACGCTCTGAGAACGCTACGCGTCCCGGTGTCCGTCTTTGCTACTCGATGATTGCGGCGGATTATTCGCGTGACGTGTTCGCTTCCGTCCGCGAACTCGATCAGCTAGGCGCGTTCGCATGAATCCGTCAGATTGCTACACCGCTGACGCCGTTGCCCAGAACATCGCCGGTACTACGGACCCTCTGCTTGTCGGGGCGGTCATTGCCTGTTGGGTTGGTTCGTTTGGTGGTCAAGCCATGTGGTACGGCCTGCACCACTTCGTTCTGCGTCGGATTCGTAGCTGGCTGCGTTATCAGCGTGCGGTTGAAAAGGTGCATCCATGACCGCCCGCCAATCCACCACCGTCGAAGCCGATGCCGGGATGGTCTACGCCGAGGGGATGCGTAACGGTTTGCGAACCGCCATCAGTTTGCTCGCCAAGTCCGGCCAAGAGGTGCCGCAGCCACTGCGCCGCGAGCTTACGAAGTGGGATGCCCACTCAATCCACCGCGAATGGCTGGCCGCACAAGGTCGCCCGGTGTCGTTCCAGCAATCCCAACAGAGTTATTCATTCATCCACCTTGCTCTTCAGCGGGTCGGATTGGAGTGCAGTCATGTCGAATGAATCCACTGGCCCGGTTACAGCGTTCGAGCTGGGTGCTGCTCTTTCCTTCCTCCGTTGTCTGAGTGACCGCGCCCAGGACAATAACCAGCAAACGCTGCATTTCGTGTTGTCGATCACGGCGGATTCGCTTTCCGACAATCTTGAGATGGCTTCGGACATGGATGACGGCGAATGAATCCGCACCAGTTCGAAAAATACGAGCCGCCCGAATACCCGCCACCGGCTGACGCGCCTGCGGGGATGGGTGTCGAATCCTTTCCGCTGATCCCTGCGGGCCTCGTGAACGGGCCTGTATGCCCTGACGCAACGTTCCCCATGCTGGATCGTGCAGACCGCCTTGCGGTGCTCGCTATGCGCCATCAGTGGGCCGTGCTGAACGCACAGGAAGCCGCCATGAACGCGCCCTTTGAAGATATCCGCAAGGGGAATTTTCATGCGTAACGTCTGCCGCATCGAGCCACGTCAGACACGCCGCGCCGCAGGCGCGGCGGGGCTGGCGGGGCTGGGGTTTATCACTAATGCAACAAGTGGGTCTATAGCCCACGAAGTAAACAAAAATCGGCCGATTCGCGAAAAGCTGGTGATTAATCGCGAAGCCTCGCGCATCAAGCGGATGAAAACTTCTGTCGGTCACGCGGCCCGCCTGTTGCACTTCGACGCGCATACGGAAGCGTCTGCGGGCCTCTGGAACAAGAAATTCATCACGTTGACCTACGCCGACGCGGACGGGTGGCAACCGGGTCATTTCTCTGCCTTTCGTAATGCGTTGAAGTGTTGGTGTCGTGCCCGTCGCGTCCGTCTGCGCTTTGTCTGGGTGGCCGAACTGCAAAAGCGCGGCGCACTGCACTACCACGTTGTCGTGTGGCTTCCCCGTGGCAAGTTCCTGCCGCAAGCCGACACGCAAGGTTGGTGGCCGCATGGCATGACGAACATCGTCACGGCGCAATCTCCGATTGGCTACATCACGAAGTACGCGAGCAAGACCACGGCGGCGCAGGCGGCGGGATATCCGAAGGGCGCTCGCATGTGCGGGCACGGTGGACTGACCCCAGAGGGGCGGCGTCACGTTCGTTACTGGCAGTCGCCCTTCTGGGTGCGCGATAGCCTGGGCGGACGGGCGGACATTCGCAAAGTTTCAGGCGGCTACATGGACAAGCTCACGGGGGAATTTTTGCCCTCCCCGTGGCGGGTCGTAGTCGGGGCTGGTGGGCAGGTCTGGGCATATCGAATCGACGACGAACAACTACAGGAGATTGCAGCATGAGCATCAAAGTACTGAATAGGCCGGTGGAGCCTTTCGAATCCACATGGGAAGGCGTCACCCGCCAGCGGATCAAGCAGTGGGCCGTGCTTGAAATCGACGGTCTTCCGACCTCGTTCCAGCTGACGCTTGATCCGGGCAAGCAGCTCGCGCCGGGTGACTACGAACTGGCTCCCGAGTCGTTCGCTGTCACGAACGGCCGATTGACCATGAGCCGCGCCGTTCTGGTGCCGGTCGCCGTTGCCAAGGTGCAGCCGGTGCCGAACGCGGCCAAGGGCTGATTTTTCAATTTTGGTTTAGCCGTCCAAACGGTTAGACCTTCAAGGGTTCGCAATCATGGCGCAATGCGTAGTTCTCAACTCCGACGGGACGCTGTCACCTACTGGGGAAGCCGTCAGCGAGTGTACGGGCTACGTGATGGTGTCGGGTAGCGAATACGGCGTTTATCAGGCGGTGCAGAGTGCTTTTGCTACTCCGACTCCTGAACAGGCGCAGGGTTGGTTCTTTGGATGCTGGGGGGCGGTGATGGTTTGTTTCATCGCTGCTCGGCTGACAGGGGCCGTTGTTTCAATGTTCAAAAGTTAGGGCAATTCCGCCCGCTTTCTTCAATCAAAGGAAAATCGCAATGACCGGTACCGACTACAGCTCGATCCTCGCGGGTCTGGACAGCTCCACCGCCATCACGGCAGTCATTGGCGCGGGCGTCATCCTCGCCGGTGTGGGTTTCGCCAAGTGGGCGACCAAGAAGGTCGCGCGTTTCTTCGGCTAATCGCTGCGGAAACACTCAACGGGCAGGGGGGATCTCTTGCCCGTTTTTTCATCACCTGGACGGAAAGCGGACATGCCAGCATTACCACCTTGCGGAATCGGCGGCCAAGCCTCGGGCGGCGGGCCTTGCTCGGGCACGTATTCACCCGGTCAAGCCGGGCAGGATGCGTTTGTCGGCGTCCATGCGTCGCCGGTCATCAATGCGCTGCTTGCCGCTGGTGTGCTGCTTGCTGCGTTGGTGTTCGTGGTGGTGATGGTTCGCAAGGTTGGCAAGTTCTTTGGGCGGGCGGATCGCTACGTTGACCCGGCAGGACCCGGCACGGTTGCGCATGCCGATGCGTTCTGGGCTGAGGTCGGCAAGTCGTACAAGGGCACGATCCCCGACGCTGATTTCACGTTTGACGACGACACCCGCGAGCCTGACGCCGAGCTAGATCACGAGCTTGACGCTGATCCTTCTGCCGAGTCTGCCGACGATCAACTGCTTTTAGGCTCACCCGAGCGCGATGCGGAAAAGCAGGGGGCAGACATGACCGACGAAGAGTTCGACGCTATGGAGTGGCGCGAAGAGTGGAAGCGCGAAAACGGGCTTTCGTCATGATCATGGATTTGTTCTGCGGCTTCCTCGGGGCGCTGTCCGCTTGGGCGGTCGTGAAAGGTTTCAGCCATGACTAAGGCGCTGTCATGGGCGGTTGCCGTGATCGTCCTGGCATTCGCGGCGTTTCCTCGTTCTGCATCAGCGGCGACATTCGATGAAGCATCCGCAACTTGTCAAGCGGTGTTGACCGGGCCTACTTGGTATAACGCCTATGGACATTACAAAACACCCGACGGCAAGGACGGTTTCAGAAATCCCCAGTGCCAGCTTTCACACCTTGGGCAAGCTAAGTTTGAGATCGTTTCCGAGAATTGGTTGAACTCTGGCGGTGCTTTGTCGTATTACGGCAGTTGGGCTTTCAGTGGCGGAATTCCTGATTCTTATTACTGCAATGCGGGCGACATTGTCCCCGCTGGCACGCACTACACACAGTCATCAGCCACGGGGCAGGCGTGCACCTCGGGCGGCGCTCATTCGTGCGCGATGGCGTTGGCCGTTGGCGGTGCGAATTCCGGCAAGCAGATGCTTACGGGTGAGGCGTGTCCTGCGGAGGGTTTGCCAGATCTCGGCGCACTGCCTGAACCAGCCACCGAGACCACTAATGCGGATGGCTCCAAGACGTTTTGCGATCCAATCAGCGGCAAGTGCGTAACGTCTGGCATTCCTGCGGCTGACGTTCCCGCGTCCTCGTCGTCCAGTGCCAACGCCTCGACGGACACGACCAGCCACACGGACACGCCTGCGAGTTCGTCCAGCACCACAACGGTGACCGAGACGACGACGACGACGACGGGCGACGGGTCAGGATCAGGCTCGGGCAACTCGACCGGAGTGAGTTCCGGCGTATCGACCAGCCACACGGATGCGCCTGCGTCGTCGTCCTCGACGGCCTCCAAGTGCACGACGGGCGTCTGTGACGTGGGTAACGCTGACGGCAACGTCGGGGAGCTTTACACGGCCTCGACGGACTCGCCTGCAAGCCTTTACGCCGATTTCAAGGCCAGCGTTGCGTCTGCGCCTGTCGTCGGTGCGGCCTCGGGTTTCTTCGACGCTTCATCGATCGCTGGTACATGCCCGACATGGCACATACCCGGTAATAAATTCTGGGGCGAGGCCGGTTTTTCGTTCGACTTCTTCTGTTCCAGCGGCATGCTCGCATTGCTTGCGCTGGCTGGCTGGTTGGTTCTTGCTGTGGGGGCGTGGCGTGCGTTCACTATCGCGTTGTACTAGCACGGCGCTGCTTGTCGTCGTTATGGTCTGCCTTGGCCTCGGCTCGATGCTTGCGCCGACGTCGGCCCACGCTAACGGCAAGGTTCCCGACGGCTGCTCGATGCTAAACGGTGTCATTGTCTGCACGGACGGCGCGACGACTTCGAGCGGTACGAACTGCGTCACGGATGCCGGCACGCTTCAATCGTTTTGCTACGACGGCACAAGCGGCCAGCAGATCGCGAAGGACATTCGAGCGCTAGGCCGCGGCCTTGGCTCCGTCGTGCATCAGCCGGTGCAGACCACCGGCACGGGTTGGCTGAGCCGCATTACAGGCTGGTTCGCCTACGCGATTAATCAAGTATTCGGCGCTGTTGTCCAGGTGCTTAAAGACCTCGTGACGTACCTCGTTGCGGTCGTGCTCGATCTGGTCAAGTGGATGATTGCCGCGATACCGGTGCCTGACTGGATTGCCGACAACTCGCTCGGATCGCTGCTCGGCCAGACCGGCGACATAGCGGGATTTTTCATGGTGCAGCTGCGGATTCCTGCGGCGCTCGCGCTGATCGGCGGCGGCTATGCCTTCCGGCTGATTCGTAAATTCCTGACTCTCTTCCAGTGGTGACGCATGATCGTTTTCAATGAGGGCGCACCTCGTGCCGGTAAGTCGTACGACGTCGTAAAGAACCACGTCCTGCCCGCTCTGGCGCAGGGCCGTCGTGTGTTCGCACGGCTGAATGGTCTTGAGGAACCGGGCAAGCGCCATGTGATTGCGTCGTATCTCAAGATCAGCATTGACCGGTTAGACGAACTGCTGTTTCACGTGACGCCTGCTGACGCGCCTGCATTGTTTCAAGCGCAAAAGGGGGCCGATGGCGGCTGGGAGATTCCTGCGGAGTTGCGCAACTCGCTCTGCGTGATCGATGAGTGTCACGGCTTTTGGGTCGCCAGTACTCAGCCGATATCACCGGCAGCCGAGGAATTCTTTGCGTTGATCGGTCAGTACGGCGGCGACGTGCTGCTGATGACGCAATCATTCAAGCGGCTGCACTCCTCGATCCGTGCGCGTATTGAGCGCAAGAATGTGTTCCAGAAACTGACGGCTGTGGGCCTCGAAGGCAAATACACGGTCCAGCGCTACCACACGACATCCCCGGAGCGATTCGAGAAGATCACGACCGACACGGAAACTTACGATCCGGACGTATTTCCGATGTATCGGGGATATGCCGAACCCGACAGCAACACCATCGTTTACAAGGGCGGCGGCCAAACGATCTGGCGCAAGATCGGCAAACTGTCGATCATCGTCGTGCCTCTCGTGATCCTCGCAATCTGGCAATTCACGAAGTTCTTTAGCGGTGATTCTGGCCTGATCGCGCACCCGGCTCCGGCTGCTGCCGCGCACGTGCAGCCGGTCACACTGCAGGCGGAGCGGCCTCGCGAAGTCAATCCGCTGCCATCGCAGTCACCGATGCGCGACAAGCCCACGCACGGCAAGATGGAAGAGGGCCAGTCGTACGTTTTCGATCTGGCAAAGAAGGGCAGGCCGCGCCTTGCTGGGTTGATCGTGATGCCAGGACGCGATCCGGTCGGCTCTATCGAGTGGCGCGAAGGTTCAGCCGTGAGTGATCGCCTCAACTTCGAGCAAATCCGCGCTCTCGGTGTGGCCGTTGAGGTGTATGCCTACGGTGTCCGCTTGTCGGTGGGGAAGGACGCTCAAGTTGTCACGTCCTGGCCTCTCGACGTTCCCGCTACTGACGCGCCACCGGATTCACCCGCCGCTGATGGTTCCCCGGTTGATTCGCGTCCGACGTCCCCGCAGGACTCCACCGTGTGGCACGAGCGTAATATTGCGTCGAACTACACGCCGCCCGAGCTTGTGAAGGGGCCGAGCCAGTCCAGCTACACGATGCACTGACAATTTCCAAGCACATAGGTGCTAACCTGTCAATAACGCATCAATCGTGCCATTCAGCAACAATTCATAAATCAGTTATAGTTGATTCATAAGGCCCGAGTCCGGCTCTCGTTCGAGCGTTCGCCAAGCTCACAGCGCTGGATGCGCTCCGCCAAGTTCGCACGCCGTAGACTCCCCTCCGGTGACGCTCTTGATCTAGAACCATCCAACGGCATCGCATCGAATAGCGGTGAACAGTCCCCGACTGCCTTGGCAATCATCGCCCCGGTGACCGCTTTTACGGTACTCACGCGAACCGCAATCATTGTGATGCGTAGCGGCAGGGATAGCGGCCACAAGCGCGAGCCTTTGCTATTCTTCCCGACAAAACCGGGGGGTTCATGCGCTCATCCACTTATTACGCCATTGCGGCGTTGCTTTTCTTGGCCACGGTGCCGATGTATCGCTACATCTTGCAGCGGGCAGGGCGTCCAGACGTTGCGCCGGTCCATGTCCAGTCGCAGCCGGCGAGATTTCAGCAACCAATTCAGCAGCCTGCAGCGCATCAGCCTCGATCGCTACTTGACGGCGAGCGCTGTGTCGGCGGGGTGGTCGTGCTGGTTTCTGCGCACTCGTACACGTCTGCAGTAGGCCAGGACGGTAGGCCCGTCAAGTGTGAAGGTCGGTATCTCACGCAGCCATAAAAAACGCCCCATTGCGGGGCGTTCGTTCAAAACAAGGCCAATTGTCGGCGGCTCACTTCCTCGGCCTCCCAGCGCGACGCCTGGACAACATGCTGCACGACGTGTTGGGCTATTCGTAGCCTTCGAATGCTGCCACCGGGTGCAATCAACCACTGCTGCCGGATCCGCCAACCTGACCATTTTCCGGTTAGGTCGTAACGGCCTTCAATTTGATCAGCACGCCATTGCAGAATGTGCTTCAACGCGATTCGTTGACCGTTCGGCATGACTACGGCGTCGTGATCCAGACACCAATTCTTCTCGCTCCAAAAACCTTTCAT